CGGCGCCGGGCGTCTTGTAGAAATCCGCGCGCCGCGGATGGGCATCGACCATCGCTTGCATTGATTCGTCGAACGTGGCCGGCTCTCCCGGCCGCTCGCGGCTCAGGATTCGGCTTCCGTTCAGGTAGCCGACGACCTTGCCGTCCTCGTACTTGAAGTTCGGCCCGAAGAGGGCGAAGTGCGCCTCGGAAACGCCGATCAGCTTCTCGGGAATGAATTTGGAACTCGCAAAGGCGTGCCCGACCGTGAGCTCGTTGATCTTGCGGTCGCGCTCCTCGACGTCCGTCCTGTGCTTGGCCTCGGCCGCCGCCAGCTTCTCCTGCCAACCGGAGGAGATCTGCTGCTTCAGTGTGTCGATTTCCTTGGCATCGACGAGCTTCTTGTCGTTGAGGTTCTCGACTGTGCTCAGCGCCGCACGCGCCTTTTCGGGGTCGATGCCATCCCAGGGCTTGAGCTTCTCGCTCGCCTGGTTGGCCTTGGTGCGCCAACCGTCGCGGTCGTCGCTGACCTCCTTGATCTTCGCGACCGCAGCGGGCGCGTCGAACGGCACCTCTTTTCCGTCGTCATGGACGTAGATCGGCTTTCCGTCTTGGACCACGACCGCGCCTTTGTCATCCGTCTTGAGTTTCATCGGCTCTCTCGCATGGGCGTCTCGCCCGAAGCGGCACACGCATCTCGCGCATGTCGCGTGTCCAGCGTGTTCGAGATGAGGATAGGCACCGGCCCGCCACCGACCTTCCGAAACTTCCGAAACTCAGTGGACCGAGGCGCGAAGATCCTCAAGCGTGAGCGGCTGTCCGTGACCATTGAGAAGATCGGAAAGCGAAATCTTGCCGGCGCGCCAGAGCTCCGCGCGACCTGGCCCGAGTTGCGCGTCCTGCTGCGCCAGCGTGCGGCGCTTGAGCCAATCCTCGAAGCTGAAGTCCGCTGGAACCTCGCCATCAAGCGCGCGCTGCGCCCCGATGGGCTTGATCGCTGAGGCGTCGATCCCAAACTCAGAAAGCGCCCGAAGGACAGGCGCCTCGCTGCTCCGCTCCTGCCAGTGTTGGGGCAGACCGCCGGCGTAAGGAATGTCGTGCCCGATTGGCGTGCCGTCGAGCTTCCAAGCCTTTCCGGCACGAGCAATGCAGATGATCGTCGTCCTGTCGTCGAGCACTGAGATCTGGACCACGCCCTGCACGACGTCGCCGTTCGCCTCGTAGAAAGCTCGCCTTGATGCCGCCGAAACGCTGGCGACGCTCGTCCGCACCAGTGACTCGGCGTTGCGAGTCGCAGTGTCAATCACGCCGCCGCGGAACTCGACGAACGTGCGCGTCTCGCCGTTGACCTCGTAACTGTTGCGGGCGCCCGTTGCGCGACCGCGGATCCGGCGCACGAGCTTGTCGATTGACTCGCCATTCGCGACGCCCAGACGAATCTGATCGGTGTAACGCTGCAGCAAGTCTCCACCCTGCCTCGACCACCACTCCTGCGCCGGCGCGCCCATTACCAGTGCTTCGCGCGCGAGGGCCGCGAGTTGCTCCGTTGTCAGAGCCTTGGTTTCGAAGTCGATGTAGATCTGGGCCTTGGCGAGCAGCGACGCAGCGAAATCGGCCTCGACGCTCGCGAGCTGTGAGGCTGCCTCGGCTTGGTCGCTGGCGATTGCTCCGTAGGCGGCCGAGATGCCGTCCTCGACCTTGGCGAGCAACGCGTCGAGCGTGCCGCGCGCCGATCCGAGAACGCGGCCGGAGTCGATCTCGGAGGCCAGCAGCTCCGCCACGATCTCATCCCGGAGCGCGAGGAGCAGCACGATGACGCGGGTGCGGAGCTGGGAGTCGTAACGCAGCAAGTCGATCGCGCGCGAAACAACGTCGTCCGCGATCTGCTGGTTGACCGGCCCGGCCAACGGTCAGACCTCGAGAACTCTTGCGGCAAGAGCCGTACCGATTGCGTACCAGTGGTCCTTGTGAGGTCCAGCCACAACCTCTCCAACTACCTGCACCGGCTTGCCGAACTCGTCATAGAGCCGGTTTGTGACGCGGATCCAGTCTCCGGATTCCGGATAGTAGATCTCGCCACCGATCACAACTCGTCTACCGGCTGCAACGATCGTCGGCCGCTGCCGCACGTCAGGCGTTCGGCGGCGGAGGCGGGCTTGCATTGGGCGGCTGCACGGTGAGCGCAGCCGGCAGATTGAGCCCTTTCGCCAGCTGTAGCGGATTGCCGATGGTTCGAGGCGGAGCAGTCTTCATGTCGGCCAAAAGATCGTCGATCTTCCAGTCAACACTGATTGTGCCGTAGCGCTTTGCCTCCTGCAGCATGAAGCGGGCTGTCTGCTCCTGAGAAAGGCCAAGACTCTGAGCAAGCTCGAAGACCTGAGCGAATCCCTGGTTGCCGCCAAGAGCAACGCCGATGTCGCGGTCTACCTCCACGCATCCACCAGAGCCCGGAGGCTTGCCCTGCCACTGCATCATGTAGTCGAGAACGAGCTCGATCGCGTCGCCATAGAGGAGCGCCCATGCTTCCAGGCGGCTAGTTGCCTTCGACTCGCGAAGCGCGTCGCTCGTGGCCGTGAGGTTTCCGGTCTTCGGCAGCGTCGGCTCGAGCGCCTGTGACCGCATCCGCTCCTCGATGCCGGCGAGATCCAGCATCGCCGCCTTGATCGCCGCGCCGTTGTGCTCGATGTATTTTGCGTCGGCGAGATCGCTCGAGTCCCAAAGCATTCGCCCCGCACCGATTCCCGACTGGTCTGGGTCCGGCCGGTGGCCCTTGCGATAGAGCATCGGCACGTTGACGACGTGCATGATGTTGTCGAGATCGGACTTCTTGCGGAAGTGCTCGAGGTTCGACTCCGCCAGGTTGAGGAGCGGCGGTCGTGCGCGAAAGTAGCCAGTCGGTTTGGTGCAAAACGGCACGAGAGGGATAAACGTGAGCGGTGCCAAGTCGCCACTGCCAGCGCTCATCCACGTTGAAGTCTTGGTTACTGCATCGGTGACTTCTTCGAGGATCTCAAACCTCGCCATGCGCTCCGGAGATCCCGCGGCGAGATCCGGACGCTCCGTCACGTCCAGGCCGTCGTAGTAGATGCGAACTCGCGTTACTTCAACCGCGCCATACGAACTGGCCGGATCTGGCCGTGTGAAGCGCTCGCGAATCCTCACGCGCGCCAGGCGCGGTCGACCGTTGACGTATCGCGGCGTCGCCTCGATCAGATTCTCGGCGAGAACCAGGATGCAGTATGGCCGGCGGCCCTGCTTTTCATCGGCCGATTCGGGCTGGGCCGAGTCCTGACCTGGCAACTTGTCGACGAGCGTGCAGGCGATTCCGTCGATCTCAGCGTTGCGGAACCACTCTCTGCCGTAAGAGTCGCCGCTGAGGCCCATGAGGTCGAGGTTTTCCCACCAGCCCTCTTTTCCCGTCTTCTCGTCGCCGCGGATCTGCACGGGGACGGCATCGGGGCCGTCGTCGATGAGTCGCGGCGGATTGCGAAAGACGCGTCCGACGTGGGTGTCGACCGCTTCCTCAAAGGCGTTGTACAGCACGGACCGGTCACGACGATCACGGAACTCCTCGATCGTCTCTCCGCGCTCCTTCGGCAAGATCGCCCAGCCGCTCGGATCGGTACTGAGACGAGCGCCGTCGCCAGCGGCGATCAGAAGTGCTTCCGTTCCGCCCATGAGCAGGCGCGGTCGCCGGCGAAGACGCTGATCGCAGAGATAGGCCGCAGACGGGGTGTCTGGGCCATTCGGAGCACCCGCCTCGGGCTCGGCCATCAATGGCATCGTAGGAAGCGACCACGCCCCCACCTTCCGAAACTTCCGAAACTCACCATGGCATCTGCGCAACGCCGGAGCTGACGGCGATGACCGGAAACTCCGCGTGCACCAGGTAGCCGAGCGCCGTGGTGACGTGCTGTGCGCGCGTCTCCTTCTCGAGGTACTGAGCACCGCCCTGGAGCGTCACGGTCTCGAGGCCGGTCGCGACTGTCTTGCAGCGCGGGTGCACGCGCAATCGGATGTCGCCGGAGGCCGACTTCATCAATCGGTTGACCGCGTTGTGCCGGTCTCGGATCGGCGGGTTGGAAGCCGGTACTCGCTGATCGCCGAAGCCAGCCTCGGCCAGGAGCGCGTAGTCGGTCTTCTTCGATCGCGTGTCGCGCGCCTTGCCGGAGGCGTCTCCGAAGATCCGTACGCCGGCCTTGGCTTGCGCCAGCCATGGCCGTGCCTTGAACTCCGCGATCGCGTCGTTGGTGTCCGCGGTGTCGAGCACGATTTCGTCGAAGACGTGGAGCTCGGTGCGCGCCTTTCCGTCGGGCCCGTTGCCTCGCCGGATCTGGCATAGGCAGGAGCTCATGGGCTTGCCTTCGCCGATGTTGAAATCATGGCTCCAGAGAATCGGAAGCGCCGGGTCGAACTCGACTGCTCCTGAGACAATCTTGTCGCGCTCGAAGGCGTAGTAGATCGCCGCAGTGAGGAGCGTCACCCACCTCGCTAGCACCATGCGCTTGAACTCGCGGTCCGTGTAGATCTTGCGCAACCTTTCGACGTAACCGGGCGGCAGATTCTTCTCGTTCTCGAGAGTCGTCGCGTAGCGGACCGTCATCAACGCTTCGTCGAAGTTCTCCACGAAGACGCGGTACATCCATGACGTCGGCTCGTCGAGCGTGGTGGTGAGCAGGATCTGATTCACCGGCACCCGGCGGTCTCGGGCGCGCGCCACCACCACGTTGAAAGCCGCCTCAAGGGTCTGCCACACCTCGTCCATCCAAGCCCAGCCGATCTCAACGCCGGACAGGTTCTCATAGCTCTCCATCGAGCGGCACAGAATCTCGACCCAGTGCTGGCCGTTCCAGACCTCGAGCGTGAGCGGTTGATGAGACTTCGGGAGTTCTCGCGGCTTGTGCGCGACGCCGAGCCGGCCGAGGTTCTTCAGGACGTTCCGCAGGGTGGCGTCCCACAATTGCGGGTATGTGTTTGCCGCGATCATGCCGAGTACACCACGCGGCGTCGTCTTCACCATCCGCAGTGTCCAGACGGTCCCGACGTCGGTCTTCCCGGCGCCGACGCCGGCACCCAGGAACGTCAACGGCTTTGTGGATCGGAGAACGTCGAGCTGGTGGGCGTGGGCGCGGTACTCGACTACGCGCGGCGCAACCTCAACCGGCGGCTGGAGGGTTGGGATCTCCATCCTCGCCCACGATCCTGATCTCGAGCGGCTGAGCGTTCAGCGGCGCGCCGCCAGGACCCGTGAACGCCCGCGTGTTGGTGAAGGAGCCACCGACCTCCTCCGCTGCCTGCTTTAGGAAATCAGCAGCTTGCTTGTCGTTCCCGCGGCGCTTTGCTCGCTGGTAGAGCTTCTCGAGCTCGCGGAGACGGAACGGCCGCTGCGCGATGGCGCAGTCCGCTTCCTGCTCAAGGTAGGCCTTCCGCGTCTCGGCGAAGATCGCCTTCCACTGCTTAGCCGCCTCCACTCCGCTGTAATGAGCGACGCTCTGGCGGTCCATTTCGATGCCGAAGCGTTCCTTGACCGCGTTCACAACCTCGGTTGGCGTTTCGAAGCAAGCCAACGACTGAACAATGAAGCGCTGAACCTCTTCGGAGAGTCTTTGATTGTTCGCCATTGTTGGTCAGGGCGCAGTCAGGATCTAAGTCGCCTGCGCGCAAGTTCCGCACGCGAAGCTAGCTGCTGCTCGCCCGATAAGCGGTTCCGCCCGTGCAGCACGCACGAGATCGACCGTTTTTCCAGCCGCCGCGCCCGCGCCGTAGCGCTCAACGATGCCCACGAACTCCTCGACATCATGGGCCACGATCCCGAAGACCGGCTTGCCTTCCTTGGTGAACTTCGGAGCACCGAAATCGTCCAAGGCCTGTCCGCAGTGATAGAGCTCGTGCTCGATGACCGAGCAGAAGGTCATATCGTCGAGCTCGGCAACCAGGCCGGCGTCGAGGGTAAGCAGAAAGTCAGGAATCTCGCCGAACCAACCGACGAGCTGGTGCTCCCACCGAGCGCGCGCCCAGCGACCGCCGGTGACCGGAGGGCGAGGTATCTCGGCCTGCCCAATGAGTCGGGCCTGCTTTGAGATGTTGGGCACATTGGTCCAGAGAGCGCCAAGCTTGGCCTCCCGTAGGTGGGTGTGGCGCTCGTTGAACAGGGGCGAGAGCTCGGCGGCAAAAGTCTCGATCGCCCATTCGGCGAGTCCCTTCGCAACCTCGATCACCGCGGGCGCGAACTCATCAAGCATGGTCGCTGGTGGCGCCAGGGTGCCCGACGTGCGAGCCGCGATCTTCACCCTGCCCACCGTTCGCCGAAAATCATCGCCTCGATTCGCACCTGAAGCTTCTCGGCCTCCGTAGGCGAGCCGGAACACAGGATGAGCACGATCGCATCGATCCGGTCCTCGCTGGGCTTGTACTCACCGATGAACCAAGAGCGGACCGCGCGCTCGCTGGTGTAGATACCGCGCTGCGTGAGGGCCCGAGCCAAGACACGCGCCGAGTAGCCGGCGGCGATGCAGTTCCGCCCGAAGGCGTTCAGGCGACGCGATCCCGCCGGTCGTCCGCTTGGGGAAGAGGCGGCGACGGCGAGCATCAGACGCGCGTCTCGCGCTGAGCATCGCCGCAGTGCTTGGCGTCAACGAGTCCGAGCCCGACGATCTCCGGCATTTTCTTCCCTCTTCCGCCATGAAGAGCTGCAGCCCTGGACGCAGAGCGGCAGGTTGGCTACGAGGGTAAATCAGGTCGGGGGAACGGACCCGGCGTTTCGGGGCGGGCCCAATTCCTATGAAAAAGCGCACGGCCCGTAGCGTACTCGCCTTACTTCCAGAATGGAATACGTCTTCCATGCAACTCTCCTGCCACCTATTTCGCATCCGGCGCACGAAATGTGTTGACTGTGACT